ACCCGCCGAGCTAGATAAGGCGCTTGAGCAGGGCAAGGTAAGCCTGCAAGACTTCCAAGGTTTTGCGGAGGCAATTTTTGATCGTTACGGCAAAAACGCTGAGCTGATTGCTAAGAGCCCGAAGGCTGCTGGTGATCAACTCAGGGTCCAGCTAGAGCGACTGCAGGAAAGCGTTGGCCGACTGCTGCAACCCATTGGCGCTTTCTTCCAGAAAGTGTTTGGAGCAATTGTTCGTGACATCACAAGGGCAACAAATGCATTGGCTCGTTTCCTGAACCTTTCGTTTGACCCAGCGAAGCTGGAAGCAGCTCAAGCTACTTTTGCTCGTGCTCAGGCGGTGCTGGATGACCCTACCTCCTCGCAAGCGGCTAGATCGCGAGCAATCTCACGGAGAGAACGAGCACGCAAAACTATTCAAATGCAAGAGCGTTTTAGAGACGCTGCTGATATTGACGTTCAACAACCCGGAGAGGGTGGCGGACTCGCGGGTATTCAAGATTTGTCAGGCACGGGCGTAAAAATCAAAGAGACAAGCGAGGCAATACTCAAGCTTGACAACCAAAGACTGGCTGCGATCAAAGACAACAATAAAGAGATGGCTGCTCACTTTGTCATGCAGATTGAGCAGCAACAAGCGACTGAAAAATTCAATGCTGGCAAAATTGATGACAATACAAGGCAGTTAGCATTCAACGCCGCAGAAGAGAAATTTATCAAAACAATGCTGCGCCTTAGAAAGGAGGCAAAAAATGGAGAGGTTGAAATTGCCAAAGAGCTGACAAAGCAAGAGCAGCTTTTCTTGAGCATTAAAGAAACAGTCGCAGGTGGCTTGACTAATGCAATCAACGGCTTGATTGACGGGACAAAGTCATTGAGTGAATCACTTGCAGGCATCCTCCGTCAGCTTGCAAGCCTTGCTATCTCGTTTGGCGTCAAGTCAATCCTTGGTCTTGCTGATGGCGGTGTCTTGCAGCAAGGCCGAGTGATGCCTTACGCACGAGGCGGTGTCGTCAATCGTCCTACCTTGTTCCCCATGGCAAACGGTATGGGGCTGATGGGTGAGGCTGGCCCAGAAGCAATCATGCCGTTGCGTCGTGGCCCATCCGGCAAGCTTGGTGTTGAGGCAAGTGGCAATGGAATGGGTAGCGTGGTTGTGAACGTTGACGCCTCAGGCTCCAGCGTGCAAGGTGATTCCAACCAAGCCAAGCAACTTGGCAACTCCATTGCTGCTGCTATTCAGGCTGAACTAATCAAACAACGTCGTCCTGGAGGCTTGCTTCGCTAATGGCTACTTTTGATGACTCCACAGTCGGCACAAGCACAGGTGGCACTACGCCTGATTTTGGTGCTGTCAAAAAGAGCAACCCTAAGATCCGTCTCGTCAAGTTTGGTGATGGGTACGAGCAACGCTTGAGATATGGCGAGGATCAAAATTTGAAGGAATGGAACCTCAAGTGGACCGCTAAGGACAACACTGACGCTGATGCCATTGAGGCATTCCTTGATGCTCGCGCTGATGATGCTGCGTCATTTGACTGGAGCCCAATCGGTGATAGTGAGACCTACAAATGGGTCGTGACAAGTTGGGCCAGAACTTTTAACTACTCTGGGGTCAACGAGATTACGGCAACGTTCCGGCAGGTAGTTGAGCCATGAGCCTAGTTTTTCAAGAGCTACTCAACAGCAGCCCGTTTGCAATCATTGAGCTGTTTGAGATTGAGCTGTTTCAAGATATTCACGGCAGCACCGAGAAGTATCGTTTTTATAGCGGGACAAATTTTCAAGACGCACCTGGCAATATTGTTTTTGATTCTCAGGAGTACTTCGCACTTCCTGTTGAGGCTGATGGCTTTGAGTACAAAGGCGATGGTACGTTGCCTCGCCCAACGCTGCGCTTTGCAAACGTCAATGCGTACATGACATCAATCTTGTTGGCGATCAATGTAGTCAACCCACACAACGATTTGAACGGAGCAAGGGTTAAGCGCACTCGTACGTTGACAAGATTTTTAGACGCTGTGAATTGGCAAAATGGCGTCAACCCTTATGGCAATCCTGATCCTGGCTCCAAGATGCCAGACGATATTTACTACATTGATCGCAAGACACAAGAGACTAGGCAGCTAGTTGAGTTTGAGCTGTCGTCGTCGTTTGATTTGGCGAATGTTTCCGCGCCTAAAAGGCAGGCAATGCAGAATCTTTGCCAGTGGAAATACAAAAGCAAGGAATGCGGTTACTCAGGTGATGATGAATTCACGGCGACTGGTGTTTCTATCACGCGTGTAGCTGCAACAAACTTCGCGTTTTCAAGTGGGCAAAATATTTTGTCTGCTGGCAGCACCTTGCAAGAAGGCAGTGAGCTTGTGTCTAGCAACGGCTGGTTTCGGATGCACGTTGAAAGAGATGGAGCACTTAATATTTTTATTAAGAACGACCCCACAGGGGCTAACAACGGTCCCTATTGGCGTGTAGCTGGAATACATGACGGGGATAACTATTCCCTTGTCATGCAGAACGATGGCAATCTTGTTTTGTACAACGACAAGTATGCCAAAACCGACTACCCGCAATCGGTTACTTGGTCTCCACAGGTTGAAAGAGTTGCAACCGCATCTGGAGCCTCTTTATATCAGCCAGATGGCAACACTCAGTTTTACCCAGATGATGTAAGCAAAGGACGCAGTGCAGCGTTGGGGTATGAGCTAGTAGGAAGTCAGCCTAGTGCAAGCGATGTTGGCACGACAACTACAGCGCAAAAAACATTTAGCGATACGCACCCAATACTTGGAGTGAGGACTATAACTGTCACTTTTACGTTGCAAGCTAATGCGCTCCCTGATACTCACTATTCAGGTGCAGCTCGTGCTTGGAATGGCTTCAATAGTGTTGCTTTTAATTCAGCTACAGGGTTTTTCAGGAGTGGTGAGACCTTCATTGCAAGTGTTGATGTTTCAAGCGACAACCCATTTAGGAATAATCATCCTGAAAAGGGTACGTTGACAGAAACTGGCGTCTATTTAGACGTTCAAACAGCAGCTTTCACGGGTAAGCAATTGCGATTGAAGGACGATGGGGTTTTGGTTGTTGAGGACACTGATGGTTCTGATGTGACATACAGCTCAGGTACGTCGCCTGTGACCAGTGAGCCTTACATCCAAGAAGGCACTGACATCCCAATTCAAGTTGCAGGTGTTTGCGGCAAGCGGATTAGTGACTGCAAGCTGCGCTTCCCAAATGGTGACGCCCACGGCGGTTTGCCTTTTGGTTCGTTCCCTGCTCTTGGAGATAGCGTCTGATGTTGGTGCATTGGCAGGACGATGCAAGGAAGTGGGGCATTTCCGATGTGCCTCGTGAGGCCTGCGGTCTTGTTGTTGTGATAGATGGGGTTGAAACTTACGCACCTTGCAAAAACCTCGCAGAAGAGGAGGACTTTTTCGTCTTAGATCCAGTTGATTACGCAAGTGCAGAAGACACAGGCACAGTCGTTGCCGTCGTTCATAGCCATGTCAAAGGACCATCAACCCCAAGTGATCATGACATCACGGCCTGCAATCAGACTGGTTTGACTTGGTGGATTTACAGCGTGCAAGATGACACATGGACTTGTCTAGAACCAAAGCATGAACAAGAAGTTGAGGGGCGATAGAATCAACTGAGCTGGGCGTTTGCTGAGATGCTGCGGACGATCAAGATTTACGGGCATCTCGCAAAGCACACAGGCAAGCGTGTGTTCAAGGCTTTGGCTAGAACGCCTGCTGAAGCAGTGAAGTTTTTGTTGTGCAACTATCCGTCGTTGCGTGGCGTGATGCAGCAGGGTCATTATCAGGTGCTTGTTGGGTCATTGGATTTGCAAGGCGCTACTGGCAATTTGCACTTGCCAACTGGTTCTGACGACGAGATTCGGATCGTGCCAGTTATCAGTGGGGCAGGAGGATTTTGGTCAAGTTTGGGCAAATTTTTTCTAGGTGCAGCTTTGGTCACTGCCGCTTTCTTTATGCCAGGGACTGCTCTTACTATTGGAGCTTCTAGTTTCAGCCTTGGTGGTGTTGCTGCATTGAGCGTTGGTAGCGCATTGGTGCTGTCCTCTATCGCTGATGTCATATCGCCACCGCCTAAGACTCCAGATTTTGATGATGACCCTAGAAACAATTACGCCTTTTCAGGGCAGACAAATATTTCACGGGAGGGTGTGCCAGTGCCAGTCGTTTATGGCGAGACTGTAGTTGGAAGCCTTGTCATTTCACTGGGCCTGAACGTTGAGGAAGACTGATGGGTATTGCACCAGACGATCTTGATTCCAAGCAGGTTGCCCGAATTATTGACCTCATCAGTGAGGGTGAGATTGAAGGCTTTCCCAGCACGACACACCCTGATGGCGTTCAAATCAACAGGGCTACGAATGAGACGCAGTACAACCTAGCTGCTCTAAAAGATGTGTTTTTCAACAACACACCAGTACTGGCTAGCACTGCTGAAATCAACTCAGGCACGACGATACGCGACGTTTCCTCTGCTCTTAATTTTGACTTCGTAGACGCAGAATATGCGTTTCGGTATGGCACACAAGATCAAGAGTATTTATCAAGTATTGGTGTAGCAAACCAGCGCACTATTTCTGTTGGCGTTGAAATACCTAAGCCGACTAGCCCTACAGAAGATAATGGACTTGATCGCAACGATGGTGCCCCAATAACTCGGCAAATCACTGACACAGATGTCACTTCTGTAAGGGTTGTTGTAGGCACTCCTGCTTTGCAGCGAGCCAAAAAAAGCGGTGATGTTGTAGGTGGATATATCGGTTACAAGATTGAGATTCAATTTAATGGCGGTGGTTTTACTGCAGTACCTGAATTTGGTATGGGTCAAAATGGCTCACCATTAGCTGCTGGGAATTTTGAAATTGTGGGCAGAACTCCTGATTTGTTTCAGGTTAAACATCTAATAAACATTCCTTTTGGAAGTGCATTTCCTGTTGACATAAGAATCACCCGGAACTTGCAAGAGTACAGAGACGACGACGTTATTACAGACACTCTGAATTGGTATGACTACACAGAAAGAATCGGCGAAAAAACGCGTTATCCCAACAGCGCCTTGGTTGGCTTGAAGTTTGACGCCAAGCAGTTCCCAAGTATTCCCCAGCGTTCTTATCGCATACGCGGTGTAAAGGTCCGCATCCCTCACAATGCAACAGTTGACAGCACAACTGGCAGGCTGACTTACAGCGGTGATTTCAACGGGACATTCAAGGCCAGCAGGGAGTGGTGCTCTTGCCCTTCAATGATCTTGCTGGATCTTTTGACCAACACTCGTTACGGGCTGGGCAACTATATTCTTACGCCAGAAGAGCGTGCAAGAGATGCTGCCGGTACTTTTGAAGGTTCTGGTGCTGACAATGTGCCCGATAATATTGACGTTTACGCGTTTCAAAAGGCTTCCGAATACTGCGGTGAGCTTGTCAATGGTGAGCCACGTTTTTCTTGCAATGTTTCCCTCCAGAGTCGCAAAGATGCCTATGACATGATCAAGGATCTTTGCTCTGTTTTCAGGGCAATGCCCAAGTGGGAGCTTGGAACATTATCAATCGCACAAGACAGCAAAGAAGCTGATCCAAATGCTGACTTTACTTACGTCTTCAACCAATCAAACGTAACTGAGGAAGGTTTCACATATACAGGCACAAGCCTCAAGACTCGTCACACCTGTGTCAGTGTCAAATATTTTGACATGGAGAGAAGAGACTATGTCTATGAGCTGGTAGAGGATGAGGATGCAATAAACAAGTATGGATACAACAAGACCAGCATTGAAGCTTTTGGCTGCACCAGCAGGGCACAAGCGTATCGGCTT